TGTGAAGTTTTCCAAAATCATATCTCGTACTGCATTTTGTAACCGTTTACCTTTATTTTTTGCACTACGTGGTTTCATCGTAACCTCTTTTTAATTAAATTCCTGTTGGTGCTCCAGATGGTGATGCCTTAATTCTACTGTATGCTGATGCGTTTATATCACCAAATTTTTTTCCATTAAGTGGAGTATATTGATGTGCTTGTTTTAATAATCCATTAGAATCAACATATGACGGACGGAATTGGTTTGTATAAAATCCGTTTTTTAATTGTGATGGACCTTCATTTTCAAATGCAAGTTTGAAAGATTTATTTGTCCATCGAGTATAACTTTGATTTGGGTTTCTAGAAATGCCTTGTGCCCCTGCAGATACAAAACTCTTTGAAGCATTACGGGTAAATTCCTTTTGAAATACATCTTGGGAATTTTCTCTTGGTTGTCCGTCTAAAAAATTCACTAATGTTTGGTTAGTTGGGGCGTCTGCTGCTTGACGGGTACGAACCGTTCCAACATAAGTGTTTGATGCTGCCTGATTGTAAAGTGATTCTAAACTCATTTGGTTTCTCCGACACTAAACGTCAAACTTGACGATAAATGTTTGTGTTAAATCTCTAGTTCTTTTTATAGGAACCGATGGTTTTCCTACTATCAGTAATTCATTATTATCGTTATAAAAACCTATTGTAGTTACATATGGTTCTAATGTACCACTTATCATTAAATCTTTTGGTTTATTGGTTGACCCTGATATAGCGTTGTATACTGATGGGTTATTAAATGCGTATAGAAAATCAGTTGGTTGTATCTTAGCTCTAAATATATTTTCGTATAGTGTTACTGAAGAAGAAAAACTTACATCTACATAAGTACCACTTACTATACGTAGTCCTTGATTGGTTAATCCTTCACCAGATAATAAGTTTTGTGCTGGGTTAGTTTGTTCTACTCTTAATCCGGCAAACCAAGCGTATCCTGGACAACCCCGTAGTGCATCTTCGTCAGAACATACTGGATTACCATATCCATAACCAGCAGGGTATGGTCCGTCAATAAATGGTGCAACTCTTATAGATACTGCATTTGTTGGCGCGGAAAGTTCTTCTAATAAAAACTTCCAACCAATCGGACCTAGTTCTGTTGTTATGGCTTTTTCTTGAATAGGATTGTCACCACTATCTAAGAATTGGATAAAGTATCCTAATGGATAATCTGAACCTTCAACTCCACCATTTTGAATACCTCTCCAGGTAGTTCCATTGGCGTATACCCATCCAGATATTCTATATTTGTTTCCTGCCGTTACTGGAATATTATAAAATGAATATGATGATACGTAAAAACTGGTTCTTGTGGGTATTTTTGCTGCGTATGTATCTTGTCTAGGAAACCCATGATACACACCATCTTTTGTAGTTAAATCAGATGTAAGTTTTCTCTCTGCCAAATGTTGCCAACCAGTTGGTGATAAGTTTCCACCTTCTTCGTTTTCCCATGTTGGGTCAGGATTTAGGTTTACATATCCCGCAGGTTTTATGACAGTTATACCTTTATCATAAAAAATTCTTCCGACAATACTACCAGTACCAGAAGAGGAAACGATTAAGTTTCCTTTACCATCATCATATGATTGTGAAGTTCCTACTTGTATACTAAAACTACCTGGTAAAACCTTTTCTCCGTATGCGTTTTGTGTAATCCCAATCACATAAACGTCTGTATCAGGTATAAATGACGCGTTTGTTATTCCATATGAAGTATATGGTGCAGGAGAATAAAATGTCTGTACCACAGAATCAAACAATTCATAAGTACTGTTTGCAGTTCTTATTTCTGTGGGGTTTCTTGGAAACTTTTCACCGTATGCTACTGATACATCTGACGAATTATTAGTAGAACCCGAGTGGTATTCGTATAAGAACTTATAATATGCCTGAAACGGTACTATACTATAGTCTGATGGTGAAAGGGATTTAAATATACTAGCCATAGGCGATTATCCCTATCGGATATTAGTAATCTAAGCGGACACGAATAAGTGCTGACTTATCTTTACTCTTTTGTAATGGTCTACTTAATTTTGCTACTGCAACTAATTGATTATCATCGGTATATAAACCAACTGTTGTGATGTAGGTAATTGGATTATCCTTAAACACTGGTAGGATTTCTCTACCATTTGTAGTTGTTCTATAGTACGAAGGATTGTTTGTATAATTAAATTCGTTATATCCTAGTAATATTTGATAATTCTTAGATGCAACCTTTTCCACACTTCTTGCGGTAAATGGAGAACCTTGTCTCATTGACCCAGAAATTGACCGTAACAATGCTTCATGTTGATATTGATATACCGATGCAGCACTTCCAGTATATGGTGCAAATGGTACATTTCCTGCCATAGTTGTTACGGCGTTTAAATTACCAGCACCATTTGAACCACTAAATCCTACAGATTGACTAATTGCAGCAGGATATAAAATAATAGTTCCATAATCTGGGAACGCGGTTCCATAGATAGTACTATCACCGAATGATGAACTTGTTCCTACAATTGACCCTGACCGTATGTTATATACGTTAGATGCAATAACATTACCAGAAATCGTTGTTGGTGAACCGTAATCATCAATAAATGTACGAACGCCATTAGAACCAGATAATCCTAATTGCCAATTGCCTGGGTCTAATGCTTGCTTAAATCTTGCACGATTTACATTGATAACATAGATATCATCTGAATCTACATTATTAAATCTAAACTTACTTCCACTAGTTAATAGAACATTTCTATATTGTGAATAGATTACTTGTGTTGGAAGTGTTGATGTACTGTTGGTGGCTAAACTTGGAGAACCACCACCACTTACGTGACCATATGCAACTGAGAATTGGACTTCTGCATCATTTGATGTTACCGCTGGATTTAGATTATATACATCGTAATAAAACTCCCCAGCAACGTCCTTCTGAATACTTGAGGTAAATACCGTATTCAAACTTCCTGTTTCGTCTGGCGACCACAATCCCGTAGTAATTTCAGTAGATAATACTGGTGTTTGGTCGGTGGTGGAAAATATTTTAAATATTGACATATGCTATCCTTATGGGGCTTAGTTTACGGTAATTGTAATTGATGCAGTAGCACCTGTTTTGTCGCCGAATAACGTTGCGGTAGTACTTCCCGTCTTTCCTTCAATCTTTGCAATTGTAAACAAAGTCGTTATTGTTCCACCAGCTCCACCAGTAAACTTCAATGTGATTGAACCGTTAGCATTTATTGTACTTGCGGTGTTTAATGGTGTTGAGTTATTTTGTGCATTATAAACACCACCATAAATGTTAAACAAGTTTGCATTAGCAACTATCAACGTATAATTTTCTGCAAACGTTGGGTTGGTTGCAATATTAAACGCGGCTTGTGGTGTTCCTGGCGCCGAACTCAATGTTTTGTTTTCAAATCCAGTGATTGCTGGAATTAGAATAGTACCATTAGACCGTACAAATGTATTTGAAAACTCTGCACTATCTAATGTTACTAACTTATATCTCATGATTTGTTGTTCATCAGGTGTCGCTTCTAATACTGGCATGTTTTCTATAATACTGCCGTAGTATTCGGACCCTTCTGGGTGTGCTACGTTGTATAGACCGTAATCTATTTCATCATCGGCTATAGAGAACTTGGTAATATTTAATGCTCCACGACCACTTTGTGCAAGTAGTTCTCGTCCCCGGTTGGTGAGGATTGCGTCCACGGTAATTGTTGCTTTGTTCAGATATCCCATAATCACTGTTCTCCTAAAGTGTTTCCACTTCTATAAGTATAAAGTATTTTTATTTAAATTCGTTTATTTCAACTTGCCCTTACTTTCCTTTTGTGTATTTGAGGTATTTCCCCCACCTGACGTATTTACCACAGGTCCGGTTCTTGGTGAACTAAATACTTGTACCGGGGAATCACTTTCCACCAATAACTCAGGCATGGATATAGTACCGTTTGCGTTTCTTCTAGGTAATACCTTACCTGTTTTGTTATTTGGGTCGGTTACATCAGGTGGGCATCCTTCTGGGCAATAGACTAATCTACACCCTAAATGACTCTTTCTACGTTGCGCTATATTGTTGGTTCTTGTAAACTTATAGTGTTTTGCTAAGTACCCCTGTGGTATTAAATTTGCGGGTTCATATTCAAAGTAAGTAAGTTTTATAGTAGAGGAAATATCATTACCTGTGACGTTATCAACCGTAAAGTATAGTACCGAGTCCGCGGTTTGTATCAGTGTGTATGGGAATGTTTCCGTATCCCCCACTAACAATCCGTCAAACAATACTCCTGCGGTTGGTGCTGGTAATATTGAGAAATTTCTACTAATATCCGCTATTTGTTCTTCTTGGGTTCTATACAATCTAAGTCGTAATCCAGATTTTCCAGAAACACTATATAATGATACTATATTTGCAATATTCAATACACCTCTATACGCGGTAGCGGTATATGTTTTTTCTGATATAGTTACAGACGACCGTCCTGGTCTGTCGGTTAGTAGTTGCGGTTCTAACAGAGTTATGTTAGCGAATTCTCTGGAGATTGTAGATGGTGTTTCACCCATTGAAACATTTAACTTAGTTCTATATAAATGTTTATTAATTAATCTTTCCTTTGCCGATGATAGTAAATTTGGTAACCAATACAATCCCGACTTATTATAGAAATATGTAGTAGTTCCTACATCAGAGAAATCTGATGTCGGTAATATTTCGTAGAATGGTGCAAGTGTATTTACTTCACTTGGTATTCTATAAATAGATGTGTCTGCACTAGTTCGTAATCCTAAGTATGGATTTCTTGGGTACCCCGATTGAGAAACAAAATCTTTTGCGGCCGCATCAATATTTGCGTCAACAAACCCTATTCCACTATTTCTGTCTGCTAAGGAAGATGATGCATATGACGCCGTAAGATTAGCAGTACCTATTTTTTGTATTAATCGTTTACCAGGTGGTAGTTTTGATGGTAACGTACTACTTACTGGACCAACACTACTAGTAAATTCTATCACCATGTCTACCATACCAATACCACCGTTTGTACTGGCGAGAGATGATGTTACATAACTACTCCCAACTTTTTGAATGATTGGAAATGGATTTGTTATAACGGTAGTATTTTCTGGAGCGCCTTGTGTGTAATGTGCGAAGAAATCGTATGCACCAACATTATAGTTGACTGATGCCGTTGATGACCCAGAACCTGCAACAAATTTATCAAATGCTATAGTATTACTACCATCTACTTTGATTGACTTTTGTATACGTGTTTTTGTTCTTTGTAGCATGGGTGATTCAATGACCACCCCATCTACTAATTTTGTTCTAGCAGGAACATAATTTTCTATATATTCTGTCGGTCCCTTCAGAACATTTTTAAAGAATCTAATATATTCGTTCGGATTAATAGTCTCGTTATAATTCTTTAAGAAAAATTCAAATACTTCATTTAACTCTGTATATGTGTCTGAGTTAAACTTTTGTGGACTACCAATCAAGTAGTTGGTATCTACGTCACCCATACTTCGTATTATTGTTTGATTAATAAAATCAATTGGTGATATAGCAAACTGTACGTAATCTTCTCCACCAACGTACTTTTTATCTTCTAGTAATTTTATGCTAGAGTTTAGTTTTAATGTTTTTGTTCCACTATCATCTACAAACTGTCCATCAAATACTGGTGCTGGAGCTACTGTCACCTTTCTGTTTGAAAATATTGATGACCCAACAATTGGTGTAAATTGTTTAATAGTACGTAATATTCTTACATATGAAGATGTCGTAAGTCCCGTGGTTGGTAGATTACTTAATTTTTGCACATCATAGAATGGACTTTCATTTGTAGCCGATTGTGTAATTGCAGCATACTTTTGACTAAACGATAGGTCTACATACAAACTATTATATGAAGATGAATAGTTGTTTCCAAAGTATGTTCCAGGGTCATACGCTTGTTTGATAAAGTTGTCGGTAGTAGTATTTTCTCCCCAAACACGTAAATCATCTATAATACCGTCATAATTACCATATCGTATGGAACCTGTTCCTCCTAAGTATACATAAGTTGTATTCCACAAACTTCCCAAAACTACTGATGCCGTTTCTTGGTGTAAAATTTGGTCACCGTCTGTTTGTATTATAGTTAAATCTTGTGATTCGCTACGTAACATAATGTGTGTGTAGGTATCACTAAACAGTGGGAAATAACTACTTGATGCGATAACACTACGTCCCGAACCACTTACTACTTCTAATCTACCGTATTTTATTGTAGGAGGTAATAAGGTAAAGTATGATGTTCCACCAATACTTGATGAAGCATTGAACATTATATTTGTTGACGATGATGGGTGTGGTACCAAATCTATACCCCAAGTTCCATCAGTTGTTAATAATGAACTCTGTTGTCTGACTTCAGGATTAAATCTAATTTGAATATTTGATGCGGAATATGATGATGATACAAATGGTATTCTGACACTACTACTGACCGACCCGGTCATAAGTAATGAGTATACTGTTTCATCTGATTTTATGTAGTTGCCTTCTATCGCATATGTTGATTCTTTCACCTGCACAAGAGGTGAATTTAATCCATATGCGGAAAGTACTGCATCTGTTCCAGTACGACTTCCCTTTAATTTTCTTAAATAGATAGAACTGTGAATGAATCGCTTCCATGTTTCTGCAACAAGTGACCGGGCACCTTCACCATCGTATAATGAAGATACAAATGATTGAAGTGATTCCAATGAGTATGCGTTTGGCAGTTGTAGACCAAATGAATTAGCAACTTCATACACTTGGTCCATTGTCAGACCGTCAAACGGGTCTGGTGTAGTTGAATATATATTAGAGAATTGGTCAACATAAACTTTTATATTGTCCATCACGTGACCGAACATTTGAATAAACTTAATAAAATCAGTTGAATTTACATCTTCTTGTATATGTTCCGGTAAGTGTTTGACTAAGTAGTTAGGATTAAATTCGTCAAATCTCTCTGCAATTGCACTTTGTATACTATACCAACTTTGAACATCGCCATATGAAAGTGGTTTCATACTGTTGTCTTTTGGCCACGACCCAGTTGCGTTGTATTCTATACCACCATCAACATAATACGCACTTGCCGAATAAGCGTTTGATTGTGATGCAAAATATAGATACTGTTCGTATGTGTCAAAATTACGTTTAATATACTCCACTTCTAGCGCACGTACTCTTTCACTTACGGTACTAGTAGAATTATTAATTCTTATATCGCCATACGATTGAATTTTTTGTAATTTGTTTGCAAAAGCATCTAGTCGTGCCTTAGCAGAACCAAAAAATACAAAGTTGTTATAATCAGAAAAATCTACATTTAGTTCTGATGAATTGAAATCCGCGGTATACCACCGATTGAATACTCTATCATCATACGAAATTACACTACCACTTATATTACCAACGGAACCAGTTTGTAGTGATAATGTTGATAAGGTAATATTGTTTACAGATTGTTTATTATTAGAGAACTTGTCTACGTTTAAGTTTGCAGGACGTAAAACAAATGTTGTATCTTGTTCCGGTACCAATTCAAAATTAACAGAATCTATAACTGTTTTAGCGACATCCCGAACGATATATGCTGTATCGTATTGGTTAACAAATTGGTCAAGTGGAGATGTTAACTTTAGTTGAATTGATGAAGAGTCAGACGGTATTGGTCGCCAAGCTTCCACCAAATACTGTTGGTCGTCACCAAAATTCAATACAGTTTTATATTCTCTTTTTTCATCAAAGAACTGTATAGTTTTTAAGTCTACGAGTGCTTTTGATGCAGACAATATTGCAGAAGATATTGAATATTTTGTACGAACAATATCTATATCAATTTCTCCAACTTTAGTAGTTACACGACTACTTTCGTTAGGTTTATATGATACTTTTATTTCACTAAGAGTAGACCCAACAGATTCTCTTTCATCTAATATATCATCTATTAACTTTATGTACTTGTCTATTAATTCAACTGCGTATGTTCCTTCTCTTAGAGAATTTTCAAATAATGATAAATTATCCCACCAAAACCATTTTTCAATATTTGCATCTGCTATAGGTATACCCCACGAACTGTACGTTCCTTCCCCAGTAAAGCTTTCGGTACCACCTTCTTGAATTGACGGTAGTAGGGATTGAAAGTTTACTAAAGGAAATTTAGATGGATGTAATACTGCGTATAATAATATTTTATACCCACGTTGTTTTTCTGCACGTGTACTGTCCCCGTCCCAATAGTTTGTATTAGCTCGGTACCGCATCCCACCTTTTACTAAAAACTGTTTAAAGCTTTGTAGTTTTTGCTTTTTCTCTACTAATTTTTGTCGTGTATAATAAATGGTATTTTGCTTTTCTGAGCTTTCTTCATACCCATCACCTATACCATCGTTACCTCTTCTTGTTAAGTCTCTCCATGCAGATGTGAGGGTATTGATTTCATACACAGGTTGTGGTGTTTCTGTTTGCTCAAGAAAAACTAAATTAAAATTAATTGGTGTTACTAATTGGTTTCCTTCTTGGTCTGTTTCAAACGGATAATTATTTAGATTATTTACATCTATGTTTGCGATAAGTTCAACCGAACTAATATTTGACCCACTTTTTGGATATAATACTACTGGGTTTGCCTCAGTTATGGGTGTTGACCCAGATGTAATTATTACTCTATACTCTGTTCCTGCGCTTGCTGTATAATAGAATTGTATTCCATTCGTTGCAGAACTATTAGATACAATTAATTTGAATGGAGGTATATTAGTAGTTGTATACTTTTCAAAGTTAAATTGACGATTTGCACCAGCAATTCTAAAATTATTAATTAAAAATGTTTGTGTAGATGTTAATGTATTTGTTGATGTAGTACTTGTTGAAGAAGGACGATAACAAGCCTTTACTACACCAACCTTTGGGTCGCTACCAAATTCTTGTGTAGAGCAGGTGTATGTGCCTGGTAACAATGTTTTGCTAACTACTGTTTCTTCTTGTGAAGTAATAATACCGTATCGTACTATTGTTTGTTGTGTTAATGTAAATGTTCCACCTTCTAAAGTTAGAAAACTAGAAGGTGGTGAAGATGCATAACACGCCTTAACTTGACCCGAAGCGGCGTCACCAAATGTTGTATTATTACACGTATAATTACCAGGAGCAAGTATTTTTACATTGAAGTTGTTACCCGCACCGTACTCTATGTATGTAACTTGCGTAAGTTGAAATGATTCATTTTCTCCTGCTACACGAACACCAACGGGTAGTGGAGCCGGAGATGACCCACCCGCTGCACCAGATGGTGTTACCGTTTCTGGTGGGGTTTCATCTGGAGGTACTTGTGGTGACTTCGTGTCTAAATCATCAAATTGTGCCATATTAACTCTGTATTATGTCAACGTGAATGGTTGCACTACATTTGTTTGTTCTATTACTGCTATACCAATACTAGAAGAAAGAATACTTACTAATAATTCATTTGTAAATCTTGTTTCTGCTGGATACTGTACGATAGACGCCGACGCTCTAGTATATATTGAGTTTAATAATGTTTGTGTGCTCACTTTAATACTTTGTGTGTAAAATCCTGCAACATTTGGATTATTTAACTTGATTGATTCTGATACTGGTAAAAACTCTTGAATAATATCAAATGTTAATGGCGTCTTATCAGTCGGTATATTCGGATTAAAACTTTGTGATTGGTTACATATATATTTTACTGCTTCTAACGCCCACGTAGAGTTAATTTGAGGTAATGCAAAATTTCTTAATTGACTTGCACTTTGTGGCGTTCTGTATTCTGGTGTAAGTTTAAGTTCTACCTCTGTACGAGAAGGCGATATTTTTGTTAACAGTAACGATTGTGTGGTTGCACTTCCTATTTCCGGTGCAAAAAAGTTGAGAACTATTTCAAATCTACCGTCTGGAAACTCTTCTGGTATTTTTGAAAAGTCTATAAATAACAATCTACGCTTACTGGAATCTTGTAAATACTCTAAAGTTACAAATGAAAATAAATTATTTAATTGACTATCTACTGTTACATTAAATATTAATCTATTGTTTGCGTATGAATAAATACTAATTTCTACAGAAAAAACATCTGGAAACTGCGATGGTACTTCTACTTTAATCAAGTCATCACGTGGCGATTCTACTATACGAGATACAGAGTAACGTGAAAATTGATTTTCTAGTTGTAATATGTTTGACTCATAGTTTCTAATTTTAGACATTATGAAATACCAAGTTCTCTAAAGGATTTATTTATTCTTTTTTTCCAAATTTCATAATCAATTGTTTCGGTGTAAACAGGAGTATAGTATAATGAACCAGTGACTACAGTTAATTGCTCAAAATTTTCTATAAATATTGTTGTTTCTGTACCTTGATAATTAAGATTAATTGCATCACTATATGAAGATGCAGAAATATCAAAATCAGATATTGCTATATCTATTACATTTTTTGATTTTACCGCAGAAATATCTGGGTTTTGTATTGACTGGGTTACTGGTACGTATTTACTAATCATTATTCTACTCTAAACTGTATGTCAGGATTCAATGTTTTTGTATATGACCCAGAATTTATTCTTAAATTTATTGAATAGTATCTACCAATGTATAGTGGGGTGGTGTCTAATATAATATACGACCCACTACTATCACAATTTATTGTAGAGTATGTATCAAACGGATATACTACAGTGTTGGCTTGTACATCTGTGATTGAGTAGTATGACGATGATGGTAAATAATATTTATTTTTATATCGTAATGTACTATCAAATGATTTTAGTGGATATGCATCACGAACCACTAAATTAATTCTTACGACATCTCCCTTTACATAAGTTTCTTGCACATTACTCGGTACAACTTTTACATCTAAATTAGATGGAACTTTAGATAAACTTCCAGTAATAAACTCTTGGCTGTTCCATACTATTTCTAGTTTCGGTTGATGGATTGTATGTGTTTGTGTAGAAAATATTTTTATATTTCCTTTGTTCAATGAACTTGTTTCATCTGTTGTTGGGAATTGTAGTGCTAGTCCGTAAAATGTACTTTGTAATGATTGACTAACGATTGGTTGTAAAATATTAGTTACATCAATACTAATATCTTGTAATGGATATGATGATAATGTAATACTTTGGCTAGTAGACCCAGTTAAGAAATCTCCACCTGCATTACTCCATGATATAAATGCAGTACATTTTGACCACGTAGCACCGTCATTTACATTTTTAACATTTTGATAAAAATACCCACTACCTTCGTCCCAAGAACGTGATACTTGATAAACTAATATTTGTTGGTTTCTATTCACTTCGGTTGCATTAGCAAGTTTTAAATTTAAATAATAACTTGCTGTTGCAGGAACACTTGCGGTCGTTGGTAAATCAAAGTATAATAATGTTCTAGCCGAAGCGGTTACATAACTTGGTTCAAGTAAGTTAGGGTCTACTACCTTACCTATTTCAAGAATTTCGTCCAAACCTGCGTTGTTATTTTTAAACGCTTGGTATATAGTAGCGTCTTTACTGGCGGTTAATATTTTTCTCATTGGGTAGCATTTCCTATGATATCTGTTTCTGGGTATCGTAGTTCAAATATACTTGGGTCTAAACTTGGATAAATAACATTATTTATCGTTGCGGAAGGTATATCGTACTTGTATTCTCCATAATCCGCCCCGTCTTGGAATGCATATTTGTTAAATATTGATAAACTAGATACATTCTGTACTCCTTCCACCGACCCAATTTTGTAAGCTAAATCAGATAAAATAATTGGTTGATTGATTGTCCAATCATCAATAGTAAAATGTGAACGAATGGTATCAATACTTCTTGCTAATACATCGTTTATGTTATAATTTCTAAATACAGTAATACCAAATCTTACTCCTATATTAATTACGAAAGCATCTAGAATGTTAACATCATCGGATAATAATCTATATTGTTCTAAATATCTTGCTAAATTATCTTTAATTATTGAATTAAGTGGTACTAATTTTTTATTTCTGTTATATCCCAAGGTGTAAAGGTTCACTCCCATTGGATTTACTGGATTTTCAACAAATTGTTGGTTACCATCATTCACACCTTGTAAAGTTATTATTGAATTCAACTGTTCGTCTTTTAACGCGTAAGCCTTTGCAATTATTCCGTATCTTGTTGGTAATGAATATGAACGAACAACATAATCCTCCGCGGTTACTACTCGGTTTTGTGCATTAAAGAATGCTAATGCGTTTTCTTTAATTTCGTTTAATGATTCACCACTTCCACCACCTGTTGCTGGTAGTGGATTACTTATGTTAGCCGATTGTAACACCGTGTTAAATGTTGCTTTTTCTCCTGTGTTTAATTGTAGTGTATCGTTGGTAACAATTAAGTTATCAATATTCGTTATCACTCCTACATTACAATTTGATTCAACACCACCACCAACCAAATAGGTAACAGTTAATACCGTATTAGTTGGTGTCGTTCCATATGTATTACTGTTTAAAAAATTAAAATTATTTAATGCAGTATTTCCTACATTAGTTGCTATAGTTTGTCCATATTGATTAGTTGCAATTTGTCTTGAATCTATTAAAATATCATAATCAGAATCGTTTGTTTCTCCTGACCCAAACATCATTTCTATTTTTAAATCTTTATTAATTCGTGTAACAAATCTACGAGGAACTTTTCTAAGTCTAAGACCTACTGTCGGTCTTAAATCGTTTGTCAATTCGGTTGATGCTAATACTACATCATCCATGACTACATCTTGTGCAAGATAATCAACTTCGTACCATTTATTTCCAGATGAGTCTACAACGTCTGTTATCCCAATTACGTTTGCATCGTCTAGTATTCTTGTTGTAAATCGTTCTGCTGTTCCAAATGACAATGTGGTTGTTTTAACAGTTGCTGCAATTAAATTACAACGTTTAATTACTAAAAAGTTTATAGGGTTTCCAGAACCATCAAACTGATTTATAGTATAATCGGTGGTAGTTATGTCTTGAAAATCAACTTGATTAGTAGATATAAATGAAGTCGTTTGCCCACCTGATGTACTGAACACTGAATTTCTTGCTATAGTAGGTAGATATTTACTATTCGGAACGTATGTACTTCCTGATTGTACTGCAGGTACTATTATTGATAGTTCTGCCGTTGTTGATGCAGGTGATAATAGTCTCGGTTTATATCCTAGAAACTGTGCTATTGTAACAATATTTTCTTGTTGTTCTGCGTAAGCGAGTAAATTTTCTTTGAAAGAATTATCAATGTAAAATGACAACACATCACCAAGATAGGATGCCATTTCAATAAACATCATACCAGGAGATGCTTCATTAAAATCGGCATATGTATTTGGATAATATGCTTTGGTAAATTCTATAAAATTTTGTCTAAAGTCCGTAAATGTTTTTGACAAATAATTAATTTGTTTAACATTTGGTCTTGGTTGAATTTTAATCGGTTGATTTGTTGCCATTTATAACTCCAAAATTATACAGACACCGTAATGGAATCGGTGACTGTTGGATTATTTCTAAATCTATATGTAACATTTATATCAATTCTATGTGGGTTTCCTTCTACCGGATTTTTTAATTCAAATTTTGTTACTTCTAAAAATGGCATCCACCGTTCTGTTGCTTGGACTAAAGTTAATCTAGCATTTTCTAACGTATCTTCTGTAATGTGTTCAAATAGTATACGGTATAAATCTGTACCAAATTCTGGTTGCATCAACCGTTCACCCTTCTTTGTTAAAATCAAATTTTTATAATTTGATTTAATTTGTTCAAAAGTAGAAGTAGATTGTGCAAACATTCCCGTATTACCATTGGTAATAGGTAATGTAATACCGATATACTGTTGTGCCATATTACTTACTCATCCCCATCTTTTTCATCAATGCACTATAATCTTTTGTAATAGCGTCTATTGTTGACTTTACATTGGGGTCGTTTACGTTAACATTTTGTGTATTTTCCGGAAGTGGCATTTTATTCGTGGTCGCAATAATTGTGTCTCCATGACGTTCTAATCCCATCATTTCCGCTAATTTAGAGCGGTCAAATTTTGGTTTTTGAACCACGTGAGAAACAGATTCCTTCAAATTTTTAACTTCTCTCACGGCCTCATCAAGTACTTTTGGAAGAACTTTTTTTACCTCTTCTTCTACTGTTTCTTTTACAAGTTCTTTGACATATGCTCTAAATAATGCCTTATCCATATAATTTACTCCTTAAATAGTATTATCTTCACTTCTTGCAGAGAACGGTAATGATTCCTTTTCTGCTTGTAATTTTTGTGCCTTCATAATAGCTTGTTGTTCTAACTGTTTTCTTTTCTCTATAACATTGTTAATATATTGTTTAATTTCTGCGGGACTTGGTATATTTGGTACAGGTATTTCTGGTATTAATTCTGTTAATACTCCCGATACCGATACTGGTGGTAATTGTCCAACTTCTATTACCTTATCATATGTTGTAGTTAAATCAGTTTCTATACTATTTAGCTCTGTTGTTACTGATTCAAAATCTATGGTCCCATTTGGTAATCTATATTGTTCAAATAATTGTGTTATCTGGTCTTCGGTGATTGCCGCTTCTATTAATGCTAATGTAGCTCCACTTGCCGCATTAAATTGTTGTAGTTGAGTCAAGGGACCAGATAATTGATTTGAAATCAATCCTTGTACCTGTCCAGTTAACCCTGCTAAACTAGGAGCATTTGGTACGGTGGGTAAATTTGGAAATTGTGGTATTACCCCCTGTGATACCACACCAGATATACTAGTACCAATGTTATCTGTACTTAAATTAGTCGGTAATTGAGGTAATGGTGTCATGAGTTAATTTTTGAAACAAAGTTATCTTTACTGTTGAATATTGCCCCACCTGGACTTGTTCCAGATAACAGAGCAGAAAGTTGTGTCGTTACTGGTATCAATACTGACGATACCGATGCCGCGGAACTAGCTAAAGAAACAATTCCTGCAGGTGTTACTGGAACTATTGCCCCGCCAACTACGACAGTAAATGCTCCTGGAGTTGCTAATGTCGTTCCTAGTTCTGTAGTAAACGTTGATAATACTGTTGTCAGTTGTGTCAAATTTGTCAACATTACCGACAAAAATGAAGCTAAGTTAGTTCCCAAAACCATAGGTTGTGTCGTATCACCATACTTACCTATAAATATCCGTTTTCCTGATATTCCGTAGTCGCCTGTTATCTTTTGACTCAATTTTTTTGAGATTATAGTTACTTCGTCACTTTCCATGTATATAGATGTTTTTGACTTAATTTTAACTCCCGCCCCAATAGACGACATCAATATATCTTTTTCTGAGTCTATGGTTATGGCTCCGACTGATGATAAATTTATTTCTTTTTTAGCAAACAAAGAAATTTCATTTTCCTTACTGTTTAAAATTACTCTATCGGAGTTTACAAATATTTGTGCTCCACCATATTGTGTAGTTCGTTTTGGTGAAGATGCTAGATGAGCAGGGCTATCAACGACGGCTGTTGCTGCTTGAAATTGTACTAACTGGTCTTCCACCATCCATATAGAACTTTTATCTTCATTTATATTTTCATAAGCTAACGAATATGGAGTTACCCTATTTCCAGTTGATAATTGTTTTGGTGTTTTCCAAAATCCCGCTGTTATTAAAACGTTAGCTTTTGGTATTGGAAAAGAGTCTGGATTGAACAAACTTGACCCCATTCTTATTGCGGAACCATATCTACCTTGTATGATAATATCACCAATATTAGAACGAACTGGTCTAACGTCTAAAGTTAATGGAAAATCTTGAGTAGTATTTATTGGGTCATCTGACGTATAATTTACTGGTACGCCCAACGATGATAACTCTCTAGATTCTCTAATACTTGATGTATTTTCTTCTTCGTATAATCTATTTAAATCTGGTGTTGTATTTTCCGTAAGTTTTCTTTTGGAACTAAGTTTTCTGGTGTAAAATAGTGTATTGAACGCTTTAAATACTATTACTTGTTCTCCTACTACTGGAAAATCTTGTATATTCATTTCCATTGGAAATACTGATTGTAATTTTGCTATTGGTTTACCCCAATCAGTTGGCATAAGTCTAATTTTAGCTTCTCCTATGTTACTTCCATCACTTTTATAAGTTAAAACCTTACCAGACTTTTCATTGATTATAATATCTTCTACTATACCACTAAAATATGCTTGTGGAATTTGTATAGCACCTCTAGTACCAGATGCTCCTGGATTATTATAATCAAACCCAAACATATTCGCCATTTACTTCTCCGCAAATACATCATCCAAGTCCTTCACATCTTCATGAAGTTCTTGGATTTCTGCTTTAATGTCACCCAATAATGCTTCTTTTTCTGATTCTGATAATAGTCCTTCTAGCGAAGTATTAGACTTGACGCCAACAGACACAATACGTTGTGCAATTTGTGCAACACGGACCAAGTGTTCGTCATTTTTGACGTTCACTTCCAAGAATCCCTGCACAATAGGTCCAATCACCGCGGCATCTTCTGGTGTGCGGATGAGTTGAACCATTTTCATAATAAACGAGTTGATTTGTGCCCGTTTACTGTCTGTATTTTTGTGTATTTCTGAGAAAATGTCAGCTAGACTCTTCCCATCATACAGTTCGGAATT